TAACCGCCGCGCCCGGAGTGTGGGCTTGTGTTTACTTCATGCGGGAAACTACAAGGCGCATCCCGATGGAATAACCTTGCGGGAACTGTTCCAAGGCGAGCCAACGGGCAAACAAGCGGGAAACGGTGACAACCTTAACCTCCGCGACCGTTTCCCCGTCCCGGAGGAAACGAACGCGCCAAGCAACGGGGCGCGGGATCATTCTGCGCCCTCCGCCATTCCCGCCAACTCTTCAAATCCTTCCTCCGCGAGGATTTCGCGCAAACACTCCGCCGCTTGCGCGATTGCCTCCGCGAAGTTTTCCTCCGTCAACGGGCCGCCCTCCCATTCCGCTTGCCAATGGTCGCGGAAATCCATCCCGCAAGGCAAGTCAGGCAAGTCATGAATCGAAAGCCCGCCGCAAAGGCGCTTCGCTTGGTAGTTAAGGCAGGCGCCCGCAAGCGCCCGCGCTCCCCTTTTCCGAAGGATTTCCTCCGCTTTGGCAAAAGAGGCGCTCATTTTGCACCCCCCGTCATGACGACAAAGCCCGAGTCATCCCGCCGGGCCGGCCCCTTTGCCCGGAGCCCGACAATGCGCCCGCGACCATCAAGGAAGCGGAGGTCATGCAAGTCCCCGTCGATCACGGGCCGCCCGCCCCATTTCGCGGGAAGGGACTCGCTTTTCTTCGTATCGAACACAACCGCCACGTTCCCGCCGGCCCGCGCTAGTTCAAGGGCCGTCTCCCCGTTGCACTCACTGCGGGAAAACGTGAGGGAATAATTGTCAGGCAGGCGGCCCGCCAGGAAAGCCCGAACCCTTGCGGCGTTTTTCGTATAGTCGTAAAAGCGAGTGTTCGGGAAGCGTCGCATCAAGGGAACACCGATTTGCCCGCCAAGGTTTTCCCATGGAAGATCAGACGTCCCATTTAAACGCACGCACAACTCCATCCCCGAGCGCTCCGCCTTTCGTTGCGCGGCTTGCACGTCCTCCGCGAGGGTTTCAACGAATCCCTTCGGGTCGCGGAAAAAAGCCTTTGTTTTCGAAATGCGGGCATCCTGAACATTGGAGAAAGCCCCCATCCCCGCCAGGTTAAGGCAGGAAAAAAGGCATCCTTCGCTTGCATGGGCGCAGACGTTGCGGCCCGACAGGGATCCGGGCGCAAGGTAAAGAATAGCGGTCAAATAACCTAGGCTTTCGCCTTTCGTTGTCTTCGCGTTTTCGGTTGTTAACAGTTGCATGACGGGTTGTTTTTACGGGTTGGTTTACGGGTTGGTTCTACTTCATCCGGGCAAAGTAAAGGCAAAGGCGAGCGCGATCACGGCGCCGACAAGGCAGCATGCGAGCGTTTCCAGGATCACGCGGAGCGTGTGGCGGTTCATGCTCCGCCCTCCGCGTCCGGGAATTCCCGCTTGTATTCCGCGAAGGCGCGGTCAAAGGCGGCGTCGCTTTCCCATGCGCGGTCAAGATCCCGCTCCGCCTCCCCGCTGTTAACATAGGCGCGGAGTTGGATTTCCGCCCGGAGTGATTCAATAAACATTGCAAGGTGATTAGTGTGCATTGCGGCCACACTGTGTCCTTTCCCTCCCGCCCCTTACAAGCCCGAATGCCTCCGCCCCGCTTGTCAGTAGTTCGCCTTATGCCCGTATTCCCTTGCCTTATGCTCCCGCCCTCATTTGCAATTCCTCCGCCCGCTCAACCTTTCCCTCCCTTGTCTTCCCTCTCTCCCGCCCCCTCCCTTGCTCCCTCTTTGACAAGCCCGGATTCGGGCGGCTTGACCGAAAAGCCCGCCAAGCCGGGGAAGGGAAGACCGCGTAAGCGGGCAATTGCGGGCAGGAAAGCCCGGTTTAACGTCCTATTGAAAGCGGGCCGCCTTGAAGAGGCTTGCGCCTGGCATGAGCGGGCAGGTCTTGCCAGGTACGGCATCCCATTGCCCGCCCTACCGGCTCCGCCGCCGCCCGCTGCTAGCCCCTCAGCCCCCGACTCTGGCTCCGCCAGCCACGGGGGGGCGGGGGTCGCCCAGCGCCTGGGGCGGGAAAATTGGGATAAAACCACCCAGAATGGTCAAAATTCGCAGTACGGCTGTACAACCACCCACCAACTACAAAATTCGCAGTGCAGTCCGTTAGCTACTGCCACTACTGTGCCGCTGGCAGTTGAAGCTGACCTCACTCGTCTGGCAGCTAAAGCTGCTTACACTCCCACTGTCACTCCCCCTACGGGGGAGTCGGAGGGGGATAGCGAAAAAGTCAACACTATTCGTAATGAGGCTAGTAGATTGGCTTCTATGTGGCCGAAGGTTGCGGAGGGGATTGTGGGGAAGATGTGTCGGAACAAGCAGTACAATGAGCTTAGGGTGGTGGGGGAGGATGGGCGGGAGATGTGGACGAAGGTGGGGAACTGGCTGTTTACGAGTGGGCTGATTCGTGGAGAACGGGTGCTGGTGCGGAAGATCTGGGGAAGTGGCGATGACACGGATGCGGAGTATGAAGTGGTGAAGAGGCTGGATGTGAATGAGCCAGCGGAGGAGCGGAGGGCAGAGTCAGGGTCAGACTCGGGGTCAGAGTCGGTGGCGCCTGTTGTTGCTGACGAATCCGCTATTCGTGAACAGCAAACGCCCAAAGCATCATTAAATGCACAACAAGCACCCATGGCTATCCTGCCGCAGTTCCAGCGGGAGGAGCCGGACTACCCGCGTAAGCAGGAGTCGGCGGATGACTACATCGCCCGGATCAGGGCGGAGGCAGCCATGTGGGCCAACGGGCAAGGACGATGAGGGGCCATGCCGGAAGGAATCAAAACGGATGGCAGCCATGGCCGGACGACGTACTCACCGCAAAAGCTGGTCAACGATCTGGCGGTGGCTACGTTGGAGGGACGGGGGCTGGGGCTGAAGAAGCATCCTCGTCTTGGGTATGTGACCGAGGAGGACAAACGACTGTTTCAACGAATCGTGGGAATCACCGTGGAAGAATTCAACCAAAGACTCATTGGTAAGCTGGACAACCTGGCTGACCGCATCGTGGACCGGATGCTGGATACCGTGGAGGACACTCCACTGAACAGCCTCGGGTTTAACTTGGCCGTGGCGATTGACAAGCGGCAACGGCTGGCCGGGCTGAACGCCACGCAGGGCGCCAACGTCAACATCCAGGTCAACAACTACGGGCAGTTGAGCAAGGAAGAGATCGTGGCGCGGTTGAGCGGGAAGATGCCCGTCCCGACCGTGCAGGCGGCCCCCGTAGAGTTGCCTAACCCCAACGACATCGACGTTGAGGTGAAGAAGCCGACGAAGCAGACGGTGGTCAGTCAGCCGGCCTAATAGGCTCGGCTAGGGCACGGAACATCTCGTCACGTTGCTTGATAACGGCGGCTAGGCGTCGCTCTAGGTCACGAGCAAACTCCGCCTTTACCTTGGGATGCTGACCCGTTTGGAGGATTTCACGGACAGCGGCGTCAGTCAGCGGCGTGTCAGTCATGGCTGCGTCTCCTGCTTCTGTGGGTCGTTTTCGGGCCAATAGCCGACAACCATTCGTCCGTGCTCTGCCACGATGCGGAACTTGCCATCCTTGGCTAGGCGACGCAGCGCGATGGAATTGGCGGTAAGTGCGCCTGAGTCGGTGACAAGCGTATTGGCTACCTGACCGTTGTAGTCGCGGCCTGCTAGGCTGGTGTGGCAATGTTGCCGCGCCAAGTCCTCCATAATCTGACGTAGCGCCACGTTCTCATCGACTAGCGCGTTGTACTGGTCGAGCAGGCCGAAGAACGCATCGGCTTGCCGGCCAGCGTGCCATTTCTCCTCCGGTGTGAGTACGCGCATTGCGGCGTTCATCGTTTCTGCCTGTTCTTGTAGTAGTTCACGGTGCTGCAACTGATGCCGAGCTCGGAAGCGATCTCCCGCTCTTTCCTTCCTAGCTGGAAGTAAAGGTGCCGCACCAAAGCACCCCTGCGCTCCGCATCAAACGTGTTGGTGCGTCGTCCGCGTGTCATCCGAACCTCATCACCCGGTTCCGCTGCGTCCAGAACGGGCCGAATGACATCCTCACGCATACTTCGTCGCCTTGGTACTTGATGATGGTCACCGGCTCCAGATCACCGCACGGGAATTTGATGTAGGTCATTTCTTCTTCGCGGCCTGCGCCTCCAGCATCTGCTGCTTGATGATCGCCAGCTCCTCTTTGCGCCACGGCTCGGACAGCATCTCCAACAGCTTGGCGCTCTCAATCGGCACCACCACGGATGCCTGGTGCCCAAGCACCATCAGCGTGTCCATCCAGATGTCGTAGCCCGCCGCCCGCGCCAGATCACAGAACCCGTAATCCTCCGAGATGAACACGTTGGGTTCGTCGTAGCGGATTGTCAGCTCGCGCTCAATGCGTGCGCGGAGCACGGAGTCGTTCTTCACCTCGGCCAACGCCGCCCACACCTGCTTCAGTCGATGATCGCTGGTGTTCCTGCCTTTCAGCTCCATCGGGAATAACTCCGGCACGCTCTTCGGAGCGCGGTTGGGATCGGTCAGGATGGCAACCCGGTCTGGGTTCTGCGCCGCAATCCGCTGCAACACTGGCACCTTGATCTTGCAGAAGCCGATGCTGGCCCGCTCCACCCGTTGCAGTCCCGCCTCATCCGGTTCCTCGCCCTTGATCGCTTGAACGTGCCAGTGCGTGTCCAGCGACCGCGACGAGTAGACTGCCGTGACAATGTCCCGGTCGTGCCCGATCAGCCGCATAATCGCGCTGGCCGTCATGTCCTCGCCATTCCGCTGGGCCAGCACGTCCTTGTCCCAGAAGATCAGCTCATCGAACTTCTGCTCGACAGCATACGCAGCGATCTCGTTGCGGGCGATCTGCACCGCAGGCCCGTCCAACAAGATCCAGTCCAGCTTTACGTCGGGTATCTCCGCCGTCGCCAGTTGCAGACTGGTGCGGAAGTACGACTTGGGGATGTCTCCCTTGAGCGGCGTGCCGATGAGGATGCGTTTTTGGGCCATGTGGAGGTAAGAAAACCACAGTCGCATCGGTTGGAACACCAAATCCACCGAAGTTAGCTCATATTAGCGTAACTAATACCGTGTTACGCCGCATCCATCGGACTTTACCGCAGCTAATGGCCGATGTATTGGAGCTTATGGTCACAAAACGAGCGGTGGACGAGTGGTTGATTGAGCCGGACGTGGAGGGAGCGCGGGAATATGCCCGCATCAGCATCTACGCCGAGCCGGAAGGGCTGAACATCGACGGCCAAGGGCTGATTCCATGGGCGCAGGTCGAATCCAGCCGCCTCACCTACACCGTCCACATGAAAAAGCGCCATGCAGCTCGCTGACCGCTACTACGCAGACGATTTTCGTCCCGATTTTGGAATTCCGTGGATTCCAAACCCACCGGACGCCGAGTTGTTGAGCTGGCCGCACGACAAACTTGCTTCGTATTTGGCTTTTCGAGAGCAAAGAAACCAAGAAGCCCTGCAAAACCCCGTGGGAGCGGGCTGGATCCTACCGTCATGGCAGACGGTGATGAACAACTGGGGCAAGTACACGAACCACATCATACTAGGTGGAAATCGGAGCTCCAAATCAATGATAGCCAGCAGGTTATGCGTGTGGGCTGCTGGTACGATCCCCGGTGCCGAGGTCCGCGCCTACCACGTCAACGAGGATCGGAGCATCGAAGACCAGCAGAGGATGGTCTGGGACGCTCTCCCGCAAGGCATCCGCAATCTCCCGACCAAGAAAGGACTCAACCACAGTGTCCAGTACTCCCAGAAGAACGGCTTTACTGATAACATCTGTATCCTGCCTCCTGTTGCTGGTTTCCGCCGTGGTGGCAGCATCAAGTTTAGCAATTACCGCAGTTACCAAGCTGACGCGCAGGTAGCCGAGGGTTACCGCGCCCACTTGATCTGGTGCGACGAGGAATGTCCGCAGAAGATGTTTGAGACGCTACAGTACCGGACCACGGACTTCCATGGACGCATCATCCTCACGTTTACTACTCTCACAGGCTGGACACCTCTGGTACAGGACATCCTCGGGAAAACTCGTACCATTGAAAAGCGATTTGCCCCGCTGGTGGGTCGAGAGCTACCAGTCGTCCAAGAGTCCCTTTCCCGACCGGGAACTGTTATCTACTATTTCTGGACTGAAGACAACACGTTTATCGACACCTCCGACTTCCGAAACAAGTTGCTCGGTCGCTCCAAGGACGAAGTGTTGGCCCGTGCATATGGCGTTCCCACCAAAAGCATCACTAGCGTCTTTCCTGGCTTCAATAAGGACGTTAATGTCATTCCTCACGAAAAGATGCCGTGGACGAACAACGTGGACTACAACGTCACACGTTACATGGCACTGGACCCGGCAGGATCCAAAAACTGGTTCATGCTCTGGGTCGCCATCGACGCCGCCGGCACCTGGTGGGTCTACCGAGAGTGGCCCGATTACGACGACTGGGCCTTGCCCGGAGCCGGACCGGAAGGCAAAGCCGGCCCCGCGCAAAAAGGCAGCAAGAAAGGCATCAACGACTACGTTGAACTCATCAAGCACTGCGAGCAGGGCGAAACCATTTTCGAGAGGTTTATTGACCCGCGTCTCGGTGTAGCGGAAAAGCAGTCAGCCGAAGGCGCCACAACAATCATAAGCGAGTTGGACTCGGCGGGCATGGTGTTCCACCCCGCCCCCGGCGTTGAGATTGAAAACGGTCTCCAGCTCATCAATGGCCTCTTGTCCTACGACGAGAAGAAGCCGTTGTCCGCGCTCAACGCCCCGAAGCTCTACATCAGCGACCGCTGCCAAAACCTGATTTACTCATTGCAAGAGTACACGGCCAAAGGCGGCAAGGACGAGGCGACTAAAGACCCCATCGACTGCCTGCGCTACCTCTGCGTCTCCAACTGTAGCTTTGTGGACCCGCACGCCGCCGAGCAGGTGGATGACCGCACCTGGAGCTATTGAGTGCTTGCCACCTTTGTTATTGCGCTCATTAGGTGCGCTTATCAAAGCCCATGAGTTCCATTGACGGCAACGCCACCTCGGTTCCCCCTGATCCCGGTCTGCAACTAGCTCCGCCCGAGAACAAGGGGCCGGACTTCAATCTGCTCAAGAAGGCGTTTGAGGACTGTGTGCGCGACAATCAGCCGTTCATCGACCAATGCCGGCTGAACTACGAGACCCGTTACGCCATTTGGAACGGGCAGTCCGCTGACGGCAAGAAACACTCCCGCGAGGGCAGCAAGGTCAGCCCCACCCCGTGGGACGGCGCCAGTGACCTCCGTGTCTTCCTTGTCGATAACATCATCAACAAGAAGGTCGCCATGGAGTGCATGGCGTTCAAGCGGGCCAACCTGACGGCGGTTCCCGTGGGCGCCGAGGATGGGGCGCGTAGCCAGTTGGTCAGCAATTTCATGCGTTGGCTGATCCAGACGCAGATTCCCGAGGTGGAGCGCGAAGTCGAGATGTGCTCCAACTACATGAACGAAAAGGGCGTCGCGGTCATGGGGCAGTTCTGGGAAAAACGTCGGGAGAAAGTGCTGGTCAACGTCCGCGTGCAGGACTTGCAGCAGCAGTTCCCGAATATCGACATCGTGGCGCTGGTCGAGGACAAGTCCGCCGCCGATGACCTGAAGGCCATCTTCCAAGAGCAGTACGGATGCTCCAAGGACAAGGCGGCCCGTATGCTGCGCGAGCTGCGTGACACGGGTGAGACCACGGTTCCGATGGACGGACCCGAGCGTTCGTATCCCGTCATCCGTGCATTCAACTTGGACGAGCACGTCTTCATCCCGTCGTTCTCGACGGACCTTGAGCGTGCGCCCGGAATCTACCGCGTGGAGTACTTTACCGCCGAGCAACTGCGGGCGATGGTGTACACGGACGGCTGGGACGAGAAGTGGGTCGAAGCCGCGATCCAGAAGGTGCGCGGTAAGCTCATCACCATCAGCCCGAGCGAATACCTCCAGCCGATTTCCCGTTCGTTCGTCTACACACAGCAACGATTCACGGACCGCATCGGTGTCGTCTACGCCTACCAGCGGTTGTCCGACGAGGATGGCACGCCTGGCATCTACTGCACGGTGTTCAACCCGATGCTGCCGCCCGACCAGAACCACGATGGTTGCGCGAAGAACGGACTTCTGGGTTACGCTCACGGCGAGTATCCGTTTGTCCTGTACCGCCGCGAGTACTTGAGCCGCAAGTTGCATGACTCCCGTGGCCTGCCCGAGCCGGGCAAGCCGTGGCAGGATCAGATCAAGGCACACAAGGACAGCCGTATTGACGCCGCCTCTCTCGGCATCCTCCCGCCCATCTGCTACCCGCAAGGCCGCCCGCCGGGCCGCTGGGGTCCGGGCGCGATGATTTCGGAACGTCGTCCGAACGAGTACCACTACGCCGACCGTCCGATACCGGACATGAACACGGACAAGTCCGAGGCGCTTTTGGAGACTTCGTTCAAAGAGTACAACGGCTTTGCTAGCCGCGAGGGCGATCCCGCCATCGACCCGATCTACAACCAGTTTGAAGTCGATAAGTTCCTTGGCTGCCTCGCCAAGAGTTTCCGCCAAGTGTGGAAGCTCTACAAGCAGTACGGCATGGACCAGGTCACGTTCCGCGTGATGGGCGTCAAGGATCCCAACTTCCAGCTCTTCAACAAGGGCGACGTAAACGAGGAGTTCGATTTCTACCTCGCGTGGGATGTGCAGTCGCCGGACTTCAAGCGGATGAGCGAGAAGTGGACGGCCATCATCCAAGCCGCGCAGTCCCTCGACCGCGAAGGCGTCATCGACTGGTCTGCGCTCTGCACCGCGTTCGTGTCCACCATCGACCCGAACATCGCCGAGCGCATCATCCGTCCCGCGCAGCAAGGTCAGCAGCAGATCGTGCAGGACGAACAGCAGGATCTGGCGCAGATCTTCGCCGGCATCCCGAAGAACATCAAGCCCGGCACCCCGCCGCAGATCGGCTTGCAAGTCATCCAGCAGTACCTCCAGCAGCCTGACGTGCAACAGCGGTATCAGCAGGATCAGCCGTTCCGCGAGCGTTTGGATGCCCGTGCCAAGCAATACGAATTCCAGATCATGCAGGCCAGAAATTCGGTCATCGGTCGCCTTGGGGCGCAGATGCCCGGCCCGATGCCTGCCACCACTTCACGATGAAGAAACGCCGCGATCCGCACCTGACGTCAGCCGAGAAGTTTGGCCGGCTGCGTCAGGCCATGTTCCGTCTCGTTGGGAATGATGGCTTCCAAGACTTCATTGAGGAGCTGCGTGAAATGCAGCACTCGACGATGATCGATCTCTGCTCCGACGCCGTGGTGAAGGATGAACGGATGACACTCGCGGCTACTGGTGAACTGCGGGCGTACTCGCAGATCATCGGACTCTACGACGACTTCGTGCAGCAGCAGATGCAGCAGGCGGAGATCGACGCAGAGCAGCGGGCTGGATAAGTATTATTACTGCGGTCAGTAGTGCCGCTAATAATTCCTGTTGACAGACGGGTGTGTGAATCGCACCCGTAGCGACACTTGGCACCCGCCATGTCCACAGCCCTTGGGGGCTCTAATCCCATGTCTAACGAAACAGCAGAATCCGCTCCTTCACAGCCCGCCGAGGCGGCCCAAACCCCCGAGGCAAAAGGTGATGCACCGAAGAAAGGTAACTTGAGTGTCGCGCAAGCCGCGCAACGTCTCCTCAACATGGAGGCGGAAAACGCGAAGG